CGCGTAAAGTTTATTTGTGTCGTGTAGATTAAATCTGTACCTACTAACAGGTTTTGCGTTTTCTCAAAAGTCCCGTCAAATTCGGTTGCTGTGCCTAGTCTTATTCCGATATTATTCGCAACCGATCCAGTATATTTAAATTTCAACGTAAAGCTACCTGTAACCATCTTATCAGATAGCGGCCACACCATCCAGCCTTCATCAACTCTTATTTTTTGCGTTCCAGTCCCTAATATCAAATTTCGCCCACCTACTTGTATGTTGTCGGCCGTATTTTGCGCCGTTGCTGCTGCCGCTTCTACCGCCGCGACATCTTTATAACTACCATCGTTCGCCTTAAAGGTTACTTTGCCGTAAATCTCGCGTTTGTCAATGTCGAGAAATACTTCGCCTTGTGTGTTTACAACCTGCCCCGCTTTAATAGAGCGTCCGTAAATAGCCGCTGAGCCGTAGGTGAGTGGAAACTCTCGGTAGCCGTCAATTACGCTCGACAAAACACCTATCGGGAACCAGTAGAAACTGGCATCTTCATCTAACTTATGCGTTGCTGTGTCGAGAATAAACGCTCCGGTACCGCCAACTCGCGGACATTTGGCAAACAAATAATAAATATTAGCATCAACCAAGCCTGTGACTAACAGTTGCGGCATTGTCCACGAGCGGATAGTATCTTCAATCTGCAAATGCGTAAGCGTGCCGCTACCAATTAAACACTTTGTTTTGTCGTTGTTGTAGTTCGCTGTTGCGGTACTGGTTAATGTTAAATTACCTGCTCGGGTGCCGACTTTAAGCATTCCCGTTTCAATTGCCAACGGGCGGATACGATCAGTAAAATAGCCCTCAGAATCGATAATCATGTTCATCAGCTCATCTATCACTTTCGCGTTTCGGCGAGCCTTAGCAGGGTCGCCGAGCGAGTTCATGGCAATCACACGCTCTACCGTTTTGCTTGCCTGTATCAGGCGCTCTATGCGTGTTATCGTCACGTCGTCGGACAGCGTAATGCTATCGAATAGGTAATCATTAAGGACATCGCGACTAAACGACTGCAATCTAACAGACTGATTAATGGCCAAGTCGGCGTCATACACAGGAATACTGTCACCGGGTGCAAACCAATCAACTGTCGGGTCGGCTATAAGCGACTGCATGAATATTTCAGAAACAGGCAGCTCGTAGCTCGCCTTACCTGGCTTACTTTTATTAAAATCGGCGGTAGCGGCCGTTAATAATCGAGCCTCGGCATTGTCGATGTACGATTGAGGCAAAACAATGTCGAGCAAGGCGTATGTGTCGCCAGCTGCTATGGCAAAAGCTCCTGCGGCTGGAAACGACTGTCCGCGTTCGTCAGTGAATTTTTTAAGGATAAAAACCTTGGTTGTATGATTGTACGATACAACATCAAACTCGTATCCGGCTAAGTTGCCGCTATTAAAATGCACTTTTGCCGAGGTTCCTGCAATTAAGTACTTGGTACTGCCGTCCGCGTTTTTTGCGTTCAAATCAAAGTCCATCGCGTCGTCGATAAACAGCAACACGTCGCTTTCGCTTATGCCTGTTACGGTTCCTTCGCGCATCGGGTAAATGTCGTCGTATTGTTTATATGCTTCCTTTAGTCCATATGTGTTAATAGAGGCGGTATCTTCCAAAACGCTTAATGCGTTATTTGGCAACAACAAGCGCTGCGAATAGTTGCGATAGTTAGCCGGTATATTTCGCTCGCCTCCTTGCACAAACATTCGGTTACATAGTCCTGTTGTATCGGTTTTTAACCGCTTAAGCGAATAAAGACCATTCGCGTTGCCGTATTGGTAAACTTCAGTATGCAATCGACCTTGTTGCCTAATGTTAAGCGTATAAACGCCGTCTAAATAAGCTACGTCAAACTCCTGCTTGTACACATCGGCTCCGCAAAGTTTTTGCAAAACACTCAAACAGTTTTCGTTTGAGAAGCTCTGCTCTAACGTTTCGGTTTCGGGGCAAACGCCCAATACCCAAACTCCCGCGCCGAGGGCTCTGTTACAGTTGTTTATCAGCACCTCCAAAAAGCCGCGCAGGTCAGCCACAAGCGAAAAGCTTCCCGGAAAGGTTGTTTTGAGCTCGTCACAATTCAGGTACATAATATCGACTAAATCGTAAAACGGAGCTTCAAAAACACATTCGTAAACAAAATTGTTCGAGCTGTTTTTTTCAACCGTCGGCTCTTCGTTAATCTTATAGCGTGTACCGTATATTGTAACAGTACAGCCAATACCAATGTTTAGCTCATGGTCTGAAACAACGGTAAGCGTAACCGTATCTTCCGACATGAGCGTCTTTTTTTGCGTGCCTTTTTCAATCCACACGCTTCCGCTCTGAAACAAGTCGAGCGTAGTATTGTCCTTTCGGGTTAATATAAGTTTGTCCATATCTTTTGGGCTGTTGTAGCGGTTATTTTATCGTCAAAACAGCCTGACACAATAATGTAAAACGTGCCTTCAGTGGCGTAATAATGCGTAAAGGTTTGTGTACCCGATACGTTGTTTAAAAAAGTGCTGTCGCCCCAGCTTATATTGAGCTTTGCGCTACTATTAAGCGTTATACTTACCGTTGTCACACTGGCGGTACGGGTAAACTTTAATACCTGTTTGATAGGTTCGGGCTCGCGGAGCGATAGTGTAAACTTGCCGTAACACTGTCCGTCGCGCCAGCGCTTATCTATGTCAATTTTTTCAGCCAAATACACGTCGTAAACAAGGGCGTTAGCTGAAACACCAACCTTTAAACGCTTTTTAAACGGTGTTAAAAACAGCTTAGTAAAGTCGGCAACGCGCTGCATAAATACATCCATAGTTGGGGCGGTAAGCGTACACTCAAGTCTAATGTCGCGCGCTTCGTAATACACTGTGCTTAACACAACCTCTTCGCCGTGTCGGTCTTTCCAGTCGTGCTTTGTCCGTTCTTTAGGCGTAAGCCCTGCCGTTAACCCTCGCGAGCTATTCACTATTACGCCATAATCGCGAAACTTGCTGTTGTTTATGCTATATTCAATCATAGCCCTTTAGCTCTTAGGTTGTTATTATTTTTTATTAAGTCGTAAATTTTTAGCAGATACGAGGTATTTGTCTCAATGTTAGCTAACGATTTCAATTGCTTATCCATAATGACTACACCCTTGGCCTGATTGACACGTATAGCGTTCATTTGGCCTGCAACAAGCGAAGCCGTTTCTTGCGATACTCCTTTGATAGCTCCACTTAAGCTATTTTTGTCAGCTTCACCTCCGGCAGCAAGGGCTATACCGGAAGCCTCGCTCATTTGTTGAACAAGCGTGTTGTAATCGTTTATGTTTTTTTCGTATTGCTTTTGTAAGTTTGAAACTTCTCTTTTGCTAAGACCACCTCCGCTTTCACTTGCTTTCGCAAACGAGCTATACCATTGCTCCATTGCTGGCTGCAATGCCTTATCAGCAGCAAGCGACAGCATGCTATCGCGCATCAGCTCCTTAAAGTTGTCGGCATAATCGGCAGCCGCGTATTTGCCATTTTTAAAACCATCAATAATGGCATCAGAAATAGAGCTGCTTGTTGTACCTGTTAGAATCTGCTGTTGCGCTTTTATTGCGTCGTTAAGGGCATTGTTGATATCGACACCTTCGTCGTACAGCGCTTGAAGCTGATCGTACTTTATTTTATCCTCTTCATCAAGTTTACCCTGAGCGTCCAGCGCCTTTAACGTCGCCATCAATTTAGCTATACGCTTTTCACTCTCGGCACGGCTATACATTTCACCATTCTCATCAAAGGCGGCATTAAACAAAGCCGATTCAATACCCTTTGGACCACTGCTAGAACCTCCTCTACTTCGCCCTCGCCATACGCCATCTACATTTTTGCCGTTTGCTCCCGTTTTATTATATCGCGACATCATGTTCTCCAATGAAGAAGCAAATGCCTCTTCATTGGCTTTCTTCTGATCTTGAAGTATCGATTGCTCTTCCTTTAAAGCATTCAAATGTGCTTCGTCGAAATTCATTCGTTCGCGGGCACTATCTCTAAGTAGCCTAGCGGTTTCAAGATGTACGGCATATGTTTTTATAGCATTTAGGTAAGCCTCTCTTTCAGCGGCTATCTGAGCCGTAACCTCCGCTTCGCCTATTTCATATATCTTAGTAATAATAGAAAGGACTGCCATATAGCCGCTAGCCATAGCCTCAGTGCTCATCTCATTAGCCTCTGCTGTGCTTATTGTTCCTGCCTTTAATTGCTGTTGTATATCGCCAATCTTTGCATACGACGATGCCATTTGCGATACATTCTGCGTTAAATCCGCTATCCCGCTATCCTTCCCGGTTATAGAAACGAAGGTAGAGGCGAAGTTGTTAACCGTTTCCATAGCGCGCTGCATAGCTGCTTCGCGCTGGTCGAGTAGCTGCAAAACGGTGTCGGTTAAGTCGCGCTCGAGCTCTTTTTTCTTTTCTGCGCTAAACTCTTCCTCGGCTAATGCCTTCTGTATATCAGCTATTCTGGTCTTTAGCTCCTCGTTGCTTAATTCTCGTTTACTGTCGGCTATTCGCTTTGCAATGTCGGTTTCTTCAAATGCAGCATCGGCAATGTCGTCAAGCTCTTTTGCTTTATTCTTTTTCAACAGAGCCAAACGGGCAGCATATTCCTCTTCGCCTATGCTCGTACGGCGCTTTTCGAGCAGCTGCACATCGGCGGTGTATTTCGTCTCAACATCAAGGCGTTGCGAGTTGAAGTCTTGCGTTTTCTTCATCAACTCATCAAAAGCCTCAATCGTTTTTGTTAGCTCTTCGTTAGTAGCCTTAACCTTTTCTTCGTTTAAAAACCCGAGTTTTTGCTTGTCGTTTTCGCTCTCTTTACCGTTAAGTTTTGCAATCTCTTCATTCAGATACTTAATGTAATCGGTTAAATCGGCTGAGCTTTCCTTTGTTAGTTTTACTTCATCTTTAAAGGCGTCAAATGGCTTCTTTATCTGATCTACATCGGCAAGCGCCGACTTAAGCGTAAACGTCTGTTCTTTATTGTTTTTACCGCTGTTAATTTCTTTGAGCAGGTATTCGCGGTAGCTTTTGCCACCTGCAACGAGCTTGGCAAACTGCGCATTAGCCGACTCTTCGCCCATACTCGATACCCATTTGTAATACAGCTCGTATTGTTTTTTACGTTCCTCAAGAGCTTTAGCAAAAGCATCTTTATCGACTTCGGGTTTGTCGGTGCCGTTTCCGCCACCATTACCTCCTGCTTTACCTGTCTCTAAAATCTTTTGAAACGACGATGCTTGACTTTGAAGCTTAGCAAGCTCGGGGTCGAGGTTTGCCTTACTCTTTACAGCTTTCTCAAACGAGTCCTTAAAAGCCCAAAAATCAGACGTACCCTTTAGGTACTTGTTGTAAATATCTAAAGAGCCTTGCATCACGCTTTTATCCATATTCCCGGTGGGGTTCTTGGCTGCTTTGTCTATTGCATCCTGAAAAGCGCTTGTTATTTCGCCTGCACGGTCGGTACCGTATTTTTGCGTAAATTCATTAATATAATCGTCCATCGCCTTGTTAAAGGTCGAGGTGTAATCGTCCAATATTTTGTCTAACTGTGTTTTCACAGCCTTAGCGCCCGCGTCAGCCATCATGGCTTGCGTAAC